AATTCTTTGTTGTATTTAAACGGAACAACTCTAACCGTTTGTTTTCCAATGCTTGGCTTAAATCGCTTTACATTGCTTGAATTGTTTGAACCTCCTGTTGAGGTTTTTTGCATTGATTCAAGTTTTTTCTTGATTGCATCTAGATTCATATAACTTAATTTATAATTTTACAACGTTTAATATAATAACCTTTATTTAAATAGCCAAACTATAGTTCAACTATTTTAAAAATCTTTGTATTCAATTGCTTAATCTCATTATGTTGAGTTAACAATATACAATTTTTATAATGTTGCCAATTTATTGGGTATTTTGTATCAACTACTCCACTATTTAATCTTTTAATTAATTCGTTTAATGCGTTTATAGTGTATAAAGTGTTTGATTCTTTTTTTCTATGTACAAGAATTGTATTATCAGGAATATTATTTATGTTACCTTGATCTACATTATATGTTACAACATATTCATTGTTACTTTTAACATGTAAAACAAACATTTTGTTATACATTATAGAATATCTAGTAGATAGTTCATGAACTAGTAGTTCAAGATCATCTAAAGCTGTAAAAGTGCAAAATAGTCTGTTGTTCATCAATGTAAAATCTAAGACTTCATCAAAGTCATACTGATTATACATATATGAAGGTGTTTCGAGAGTGGTGTGCATAACTTATTTTAAATTGTTGTAGTTATTTCCTGTTTTAATTTTAACTTGTAATTGTTTAGTTTTAAATGTTTCTAAAATTTGCTCTATTACTTCTGTTTCATTTTCATCTACATCAAATAAAAATGAATCGTAAACATATAACACGAGTTTAGTATTTTTCCCTCGTAAAATTTTAAAAATATCCCACAATATAAGAACATTATTTGCGGTCTCCAAGTTTTGTAGTACGTAATTTAAAAGTTTTTGTGGATTCATTTCCTCTATTTCACTTTTTATAAATTTATGATTTGAAATAGGACACTCAATGTATCCTCCATAATTGAAAGTGTCCCATAAATCATCTACATATGCCTGTACTTTTTTAAAAAACTCTAAATCTCTATATTCTTTCCAAATACCCCCATACAATTGTTTGAATGTTATTTCTTTTGCTTTGGCATAGTCCACTCCATACATTTGAGCAAAAGCCATATGAATATCGTTATCACCGAAATCATACTGTAGTAAATTAGCAAGAAGGGTAGGGTGATAAGCAGAAATATCCATTTCAATAAAAACATCGTTGCGTGGTATAAAGCACTCTCTTTCTCCATTATCTTTGTTTAAAGCTGAAAAATTTAGGTTGTTAAATGTATTAGATGGTCTTGTTGTTAATGTGTTTAGGTTATATTGCGTGTATATAAACTCGTTTACTTCCCTATCATAGTACTGTTCAAATTTGGTTTGATCTACTTTTATACCCGCTCGTTCTAATTGATTAAACACAAGTGCTGCTTTGTTGTAAAATGGATTTATTCTTATACTATTAAAATTAGCAAAATTTTGCTCACATACCTCATAATGTTTTACAATTGGAACAATTGTGTTTAAATTAGTTGAGTTTGGATATTTGTTGTAAATATGAGTGTGAGCTGTTGTTAATTGAGGTATATACGTATTTGGGGAGGGTGAGGGTTGGTAATAATGTTTAAGGCAAAAATAATGTAAAAATTCCTTTTTATCCCTTACATAAATATTTTCTATACTGTTTAATACTTTTAAACAATCCTCTATTGTTGAGTTTATTGTTTCACTGTGGTTTATTGGTATAATATAACCTTTTGAATCATCTTTTGGTCGAATATATACGGCACATATATCGTTTTCAACAGGATGTAAGTTATGAGAAGTTGGGATTACTTCAACATAAGCTACTGGGTGTTTGATACGGCAAAGGGTTTCTATTTTTTGTTGATCTTCTATTAGCCAATACATGCTTTAAAGATACAAAAGATATTTTAGGACTCCAAATAATATTTTAAAAATTTATCTTTAAACCATTGTGTAAATCCATACCAACTTTTTTGTTGTTCAATCAGGGAAATCAATCCTTTATTTGCTTTATATGTTTTTTCTTTATCTCCTTTTATATACCAAAGTGTTGAAACAGGGGTGTAAAGATCCCAAGCGATATCGTCTGATTTAGAAGTTAATTTTTCTGAGGTTGTTTTGTCTATTTCTATGTATTTTAATTCATTGTTTTTTTTACAGAAATATCTTGTAAAAACTCCAAGGTTTTGATCTTGTTGAGTAGGTAAGGTAGGGTTTGGAAGGGGAAGGGATCTAAAAGTTAATTTTGGTTTTTTTAGATCAAAATAAACATTATTATCTAAAGTGGTAAGATTTGAGTTTTCATTCTTATCTCCTTCTAAAGCATATATTATAGGGTCAGAATATTGAGGTAATGTTGGATTTGTAACATTTGTAGGAAGAATGAGAAGTATATTAGGACCATCTTGGGGAGTTTTTCCTGTATATCTTGTTCCATTGGATGTTTCATAATAATATCCTTTATAGTCTTCTTGTGTGGTTGAAAGGATATATTTTCCACCATTAGTATATAAATTAGTTTTTATTTGGGACTTTGGGAAATACATTAAGATACAATTTTAGGTTCTTTTTTATTAGGTGCTTGTAAATAAATAACATCCCAACACCCTGTTTTTGATGAATAAACAAATGAATTATGTCTAAAATCAGATACCCATTGTTTTCCTTCTCCTCCTACATACATTTGAATATGTCCGTATTTTTGTTTTCCTTGGGTATCATCACTATGATCCCAATATGAAATGATATCTCCTATATTGTATTTCACTGAATTTATTAGTGATTTAGCTTCTGGTTGGGTTAAATTTTTACCTAAGATTATTCTAGTGTATCCAAAAGAATTTACTAACCAATCATGAGTACTTTTATTTTTAGCATGGAGTCCTCCAACTCCTACACTAGATTGTTTCCAGGATGGGATGTTTGAGATATTTACTTCGGGTTTGTTATAATATTCAAAATATTTTTTAGCTATGCGTTTTACATATGCAGCACATATAGAATGGGATCCACCTTCAATGTCTTTAACTACTTTATTAAGTATTCTATCTAATAATTTTTTAGCTTGAATAGGATTTACTTTATCATTATATTTTATGTTAGATATATTATATTTTTCAGGAGTACCACAAGCACCTACTGTATCTCCATATCCTGAAGGGTTTTTGCTTTTTAAGTTATTTCGAGGTATATTATTATTTTGGGGAGCACTGTTATTTTGAGAATTATTATTTTGAGCTGCTGATTCTCTTGTACCATTTCCTATAATGTTTTTTACAATATCATATATTTCTTGGTAAGATAAGATTTCTTTTTTATTATCTTCATTTTGAGATATAACTACAGTTTCAATTGTTGTTTCCCAATCATTATCACTTATTTTATGGTTAACACCTTTAACAATAAATTTTAACGCATTCGGGTAATTTGAAGGAAGTACACGAGTAACAACATTTAAAGCATTATATATTTTGATTCCTGATAAGCCATCTATTGTTAAATTTAAACTTATTGGGACAAATCCATTTGAAGGAGAAGCGTATTTTTCTTTTTTCTTTTGGATTTCAGATTGGCAATATTTGTAAAATTCTGTAACAACTGAAATATTACGGTCTATCATTTCTGGTAAAAGTGAGGGTTGGTCTCCTGTCCAAATATCATTAGGGATATCAATTGGGATTGTTAAACCAAAAGCACTATATTTTTTATTCCAAAACTCTTCAACATACATTACGTTTGGTTCAGGTGTTTCTCCTTCTTTTTTTCTAGAGTTTTTATCAGCTGGGATGAGTTCTTGTTTGAATCTATCTATTAAACCTTTATTCCATTTAGAAAACATTGTATTTTCTGTTCCTTTAACATATCCTCCAGCTGTTGAACCGACTGTTGCCATTGTAGCGAAGTCATTTGTAATTTCAGTTTTAATACTAAAATCTCTAACAAAATTAGAAACTGTTGTATTAGCTTGGACGGGATTGTTGGAATTATATCCAAATAATTCTAAAGCATATTCTGGTTTGTTAAATTTAGGGGAGTAACTTCCATCTATGATTTTTAAAGTATTAGTGACTTCATCTATTATAGGTTCTAAATTGTTTAATCCTCCTAAAGCTTTATTTATTTCAGTACATATAGAAGATAAAAAATCAAATAAAGCTAAATTACCTTTGTCATCTAAATTAGAAGAAATAATGTCATTTATTTTATTAAAACTTAAATATATGTTCATAGGATAAGCATATCCTTTTTTTTCATTTTTCCAAACAGGTAATGAAGTATAATATTCCTTTGAATTAACTTTTTCTTTTGTATGTACTATACAAACTCTAGGATCTAAAGATACTTGATAAGGAAAAGTATACATTTTATTACTCCATTGTCCAGAGTCTATATCTAAAATAGGAGCTTCTCCCATTGGGTGAGATGTTCCGTCAATTCTAGGTATAACACGTTCTTTAAGAAAATCAAGTAAATGCCCGAATCGAATATAAAAACCCTCATCATTCACTTTATCTTCATCATCTTCTTGATTGTTATAATTAAAATATACTATATCTGATTTTTGTTGGTTTTGGGTATCAAGTGAATTTAAATCAATAATACTTTTAACAGTAATACTACTTTCATCATTAACTGTGTAATATGTTCCAGGGGAAGTTGCTGTATCCAGATTAGTTACTCTTGTAGCATTTGAATAATTTTCTTTTAACCATTGGGTAAAATCAGTGCCTCCATCATCATCAAATTCTACATATTCTATTTGAGAAAATGGTTCTAGTTTAGAATTTGGATCTTTTACAAAAATACTACATAAATCAAGAGATTCTCCATTTACTTTAATAGGAATTTGTCTTTCTATCCAATATTTATTATTCCCGTCTTGGCCATTTTGGTATGTGATTAATTTTTGGAGGAAAAAATATGCTGAAATAATATTGTTTACTGGGGAAGGAGGAGAATCTTGAGATTCTTCTTGACTATAATCATCATTAAATAATTTATACGCTGTGGTAATATCTTTAGAAGTTTTATATGATGGGGTAATGTTAGTTTTAAGTGATTCAACAACATCCCCTAAACTTATAAGTTGAATATCAATATCGTATGATCCATCTTGAGTAAAAGTCCAACTAAAATTAGTTACTTTACATAAAAGACCATCATAATTTCCTCTATGTTTTGCTCTAACTTTTTCAATTCTTTTAGAAAAATCAATATAAGATTTGTTTTTCCAATAAGAATGATGGAGAAATCCTTGATTTTCACTTTGTTCAATTAAAGTAGAATAATCATGAACAAGAGTTTCACTATCTTCCATATATGGAGCCCATCCCCACTCTATAAACATAGTATATCCTATTCTTAAATAAAGTAAATCTATAATTTTAAATTGTTCGGGGGTATAACATTTTACTTTAACTGAGACATTTTTGGTGGAACCTCTATTTAAGCATTTAACATCAACACTTTCGATTCCAGGCATCGGAGCTAAACCAAATTCTCCAGTTA